GAGACAGGTACAAAGAACTTTCGGAACGATCACAAAGACAATAGCGAATTTCGGCGGCATTATCGGAACTATAACAAGCCCTGCAGGAATTGTTATAGGAGTATTGGCGGCGATTGCGGTAGCGGCAGTTTTAATTATAAAAAATTGGGATCAAGTAAAAGCCTTCTTGCAAAATGCGGGAAATTGGTTTAAAAACGCTTTTGAAAAAGCGGGCTTTTCGGTGCAGGGGTTCAAAGATAAGTTTACATCAATCGGGAATACAGTCGGTAGCATAGCGGGAAAGATTTCTAGTTTTGTAAAAAATATAGCCGGGATATTCAAAAAAGAGTTCGCCGGAAGTGTAGGCGAAGGAGCAGATGCAGCGGGCGGCGCGTTTGAAACAATCGTAGGCGGCGCAGTAGCGGCATTTGATACCATAGTAACAGCAGTAGACAAAGGATTAAAAGCGTTTAATGCAATTTTAGAATTTTTTGGCGGTGCATTTACAGGTAATTGGGATAGCGCGGCGCAAGATTTCAGAAACAGCATTAAAAACATTTTCCCGCCGGATATAGCAGCAGGAATAATAAACGTATTCAATACATTATTACCGGGAATAAAAGCGGTTGCATCGGGAATAAAGGCGACGTTTACCGGGCTTGTGCAGGACGTAAAGAAAATATTTGACGGTTTCACAACGATTTTTAAAGGCATTGGAACGATGCTAAAGGGCATATTTAGCGGAGATGCAGAAACCGCATTAAAGGGATTTCAGACGGCAGCAGGCGGCACAGTAGACGTTATAGGAAACATATTTAAAACAAAGATCAATGCAATAAAAAATTTCGTGGTTGGGGCGTTTTCAACATTCCTGCCGGAAAGCACAGTAAACAAAATTGCGGGAGCTTTCGATCTTGTAGCCTCTGCATGGGATATTGCAATAAGCACAGCCAAAGGATATATTAACGGTTTCGTGCAGGCGGTAAAGCCGATAATCGAGAATATCAAAACGATTTTTAAAGGCGTGGCGCAATTTGTAAAGGGCATATTTACCGGAGATTGGAAGGGCGCACTGAATGGATTAAAAACGATTGCACGCGGCGCATTATCCGGTTTGGTAAATATTATAAAGGCACCGTTTAAGCTGATAGCAGGAACGGTAAAAGGTGCAATCAACAGTTTTAAGAGCCTTAATATTGTAAAAAGCATTTTTACAGCGGTTGGAAATGCGATAAAGAAAGTTTTAAGCAGGTGCGGCGTTGATATGAAAAAATTCAGCGCAAATCTGAATAACATCAAAACACGCGCAAGCAGCATTATAAATAATTTAAAAACAATCTTTAGTACAGTATTTGGAGCGATCGGAAAAGTGGTTAGAGCCGCAGCAAATGTTATAGCTACAATATTCGGAAAAAAGATTAGTAGCACTTGCAGCACAGCGAAAGCAGTATTGCAGGCATTAAAAATCGTTGTAGGCGTTGTATTTGGCGCAATAGCAACACTAATTAAAAAGAGCATGGCGGTTATCGTACCGGTTGTAAAAGTGGCTTTTTCGGCGATTAAGGGCGCAATATCGGCAGCAGTAAACACAATAGCCTCCCTCATAAGCGGAGTATTAACAATATTCGACGGCTTGACAACGTTTATTTCGGGCGTATTTACCGGAAATTGGCGTAAAGCATGGGAAGGTATAAAGACGATTTTTAAAGGCGTATTCGACAGTTTGGCGGCATTGTGCAAAGCGCCAATTAACGCAGTTATCGGAATTATAAACGGCGCAATATCCGGCATTAACAAATTAAATATTTCTATACCGGATTGGGTACCGGGATTAGGCGGTAAAAGTTTTGGTATCAATATACCAACAATACCGATGCTTTACAAAGGTACCGATAATTGGAAAGGCGGCGCAGCGATCATACATGATCGAGGCGGCGAGATCGTAGACCTGCCGCAAGGTTCGCGGGTATATCCACATGATAAAAGTGTGGAAATGGCGCGGAAAGACGGCGCAGCACAAAACGGATCCGGCGGCATCACGCTAAATATTCAGAAATTAGCGGATAAAATAGAAGTGCGTAGCGATGAAGATATAGACAGAATAGCCGAGGCGTTGGCACTCAAATTAAAGAAAGTAGCATTTAACACACCGTAAAGGAGGGCGGCAAATGGAAATATGGTTAAGACAGAATAAAAAAAGTTTTCGATTTGCAATATTGCCTTCGGAATACGAATTAACGAGCGAAAGCGATAATACGCAGGTCAACATCAATAAATTAGGAGAAATAAATTTGATCGGGAAAAGGAAACTAAAAACGGTTTCCTTTTCCTCTATTTTTCCGAAACAAAAATACAGCTTTTGCCAGTATTCAACATTCCCAACACCGAAAGAAAGCGTAAAAACCATTGAAAAAATGAAAAACAACGGCGTTTTAAGTCTTACAATGACCGGAACGCCTATAAACATGGATTGCACAATAGAAAGTTTCACATGGGGCGAAAACGACGGCACAAAAGATATAAATTTCACGTTGGAATTTAAAGAGTATCGGAAAGTTAAAGTTAAAACCTCAAAAAGAAAAGAAAAAGTTACAAAGAAAGTTACCGCAGCAGCAACACAGAGAACAGCAAAAGCCGTAAACAGTACAACATATACCGTAAAAAAAGGCGATTGTTTAAGTATGATCGCAAAGAATTTAACCGGAAGTAGTGCGAATTGGCGCGCGATATACAACCAAAACAAGGGAGTGATCGGCGGCAACCCAAATTTAATATATCCGGGGCAAAATTTGGTAATTAACGTATGATAGTAAAATGGATAAAATACAAAGACGGTTATGTATATACAACAGATATTACAGAGGCGGTATCTAGTGTAAGTTGGGGCGGTTCAACATCACAGGCAGCAAGAACGGCAGAAATAGCCGTTATAAATGCGCCAAACGATAAAAACGTAACTGATTTGAAGTTAAAAATTGCGGCGGGCGACACAATAAAGCTATATGAAAACAATACAACTTTATTCATTGGCGAGGTAATAACAAAGGAAACAACGAGCGAAACCGGAACCGTTACATATTCATGTACGGATCTGCTAAACCACCTTCTTAAAAGTACCGGGGTATATAATTTTTCAAATACAACCGCAGAGAGGATAACAAAAAAGGTATGCGCTGATTTTGAAATTGATACCGGCACAGTTGTAGAAACAAAGGCGACAATTAAGAAAATGATAATTGACGGCAGCAGCATATACGACATTATTATGATGGCGTACACAAAAGCGGCAAGGCAGACCGGGAAAAAATATATATGCCGCATGGAAGGCAAGAAATTAACGGTAAAGGTAAAAGGAACGATTGTTAAAAATTTTGTGCTTGCAGATGAATACAACATAACAAACACGAAATACGAGGAAACCATAGACAGCATGGTAAACGTTGTAAAGATTTACGACGAGAACAAAAAGCAGGTCGGAGAGGTAAAAAACGGTAATTGGATCGACAAATACGGAATATACCAACAGATCTATACAAAAGAAAAGGGCATAAATGCAGAAACAGCAGCAAAAAATATGTTATCCGGCGTAGAAAAGAAAGTAACGCTTGACGGCATCAACGGCGATTTATCCTGCATCGCAGGTAATGGCGTAGAGGTTTACGACAAGGCAACCGGTTTAAACGGCGTGTTTTGGATTGACAGCGATACGCATACATGGGAAAACGGAACCCACATAATGAGTTTAGAACTTAATTTTAAAAACATTATGGATAGCAAAGAATACGACGAAACAGAAGAATAGGAGGCGCGGAACATGAACCCATACGAGGAAATTTTAAATACGATGCGGGAGCAGGGAAAAAAGGATAATACCGCGCCTATTCAAATCGGAGTTATGGAGAGTGCGACAACGTGCGCGATTGGTGCGCTTAAATTGTCGGGCGGCGATTTATTGATTGCGGAACATTTGAAAACCGGCTATCATTATGCGGTTGATAACGCCACACCTTCAAAGAAAGATAAAAATACATTCATAGGCGCGCTAAAAAAGGGCGATAAAGTAGCAGTATATAGAGTAAGCGACGAATTATATATTATCTTAGAAAGGTTGGTGTAAAAATGAGTTTATTACCCACATACATAGAGGACGACGAGGAATTAGAACAGCAGGAAGAAAGCCAAACACCAAAAGAGTACGAAATAGACTTTAAAACCGGGCAATTAACCGGAAACATCGTAGAGGGATTAGAGGCTATTAAAATATGGATTTGGCTAGTATTACAAACACCGCGTTACCGGTATTATGTTTACACATGGGATTATGGTAACGAGTTTGAGGATTTAATAGGACAAGGGTACACCGAGGAATATATAGAGGCAGAAACGCAGCGAATGACGGAGGATTGTTTATCAGTCAATGAAAATATACAAGGTATATCTGATTTTTCGGTAAGCATGGAAAATGATGTTTTAACGGTATCATTCGTAGTCAATACCATATACGGCGATATAGAATTTAAAGATCAGCAGATTGCAAAACCAACAGCGGCATAAAGGAGGTGCGAAATGGCTTTCGAGGATAAAACACAAAACAATATTATGATTGATTTAAAAGCTGCAATCGAACCGGACACAAGCACCGAAGAAGGCACACTTATAGATCATTCATTTCGGGGCGCGGCGGCAGAATTTGAGAAGGCATATATCGAATTAGAATTGATAGATCAAAACGGATATGCAGAAACAGCCGACAGAGAGCATTTAATATTGAGGGCGAAAGAAAAGGGTATAACACCATACGCAGCCACTAACGCGGTTTGGAAGGCAGAGTTTAACACAGAAATAGCAATTAACGCCCGCTTTTCGGCAGGCGAATTAACTTATATATGCACAGAAAAGATAACACAATTAACGTACCGGCTTATGTGCGAGCAGACCGGCACCGGTGGAAACGTAAAGCAGGACGATTTAACCCCAATAGAATATATTGACGGTTACGAAAGCGGAGAACTAAAAGAACTTTTAACACCTGCAAGGGGCGAGGAAAAAACCGAAGATTTCCGCGCGCGTTATCTTTCCATAGTTGCAGCAACGCAGGCATTTGGCGGCAACCGGGCGCAGTACAAAGCAATCATGCACAAAATAGAGGGCGTGGGCGCGTGTAAAATATATAGGGTTACAGCACAGGAAAAGAGGATAAAGATTTATTTTCTTGACAGCACATATAAAACGCCAAACAGCACGCTTGTTTCAGACGTGCAGAAAATAATTGATCCGATAGAGCAGCAGGGAGAGGGCGCAGGAGAGGCTGCAATATATCATGTGGTAGATATATTAGCCTGCACATCGGAAAGCGTAAAAATAGAGGCAAAAATAACGATAGATACCGGCTATACATGGGCGGATCTATTGGCAAGCGTGCAGGAAAAAATCGACGGTTATTTTTTAGAGCTTGCGAAAAGTTGGGAGAATGAACAAAATATAACGGTAAGAATATTAAGGGTAAACGCAGCGATCGCAAGTGTGGAAGGCATCATAGACGTACAGAACACAGCTTTAAATGGCAGAGAAGAAAACCTGCTGTTAGATCCGAACGCAATACCGGTTAGGGGCGTGATATTATGCAAACAATGATTTTAAATCACTATCCACCAGTAATAAAGCAAATAAAGGATATACAGCAAATCGCCAAAGCGGAGGACATTGAATTTACAAAATTGAATACCTCTATTACGGAAGTAATACGGAATATGTTTGTATTTACAGCAGACGAAACCGGAGTAAAACGGTTTGAAAAGCTGTTAGGGATTACACCAAAGGCGGCGCAGAGTTTAGACGATAGAAAAATATATATTATATCAATGATGAACCGGCGCAAAATGAGCCTAGAAGAATTAACGGCGATGCTATCCAATTATTCCGAGGGAATAAGGTTAATAAACGATATGTCAAATTTTGAAATGATCGTAGAGATTAACACAGATGCGGGAAGTTTGGAAACAATAAACAGTATCATTGATGAAATTTTACCATTAAACATATATTTTGAATTTGCCCTGCAAAGGGAAACCACCATAAAATACAAATTGGAAGATTTGATCTTTATGGCATTTGAACCGGCAGCAGGAGAAAATGAGCATTGCAATTTTGATAACAACATAACAGCAATAAAGAAAGCCGACTATACGCAGAGTGTAGCCGGTTTTTCTTATGTAAACAGTTATGAAAACGCCGGGGCTTTTGTGTGCGGCGTTGAGTGCTGTTTAGCGATGCAGGCACCATTTGAAACGCAGGAAAGCGTTGTAAACATAGAAACAGCCACAGAGGCAGAAACAACACCGATAAGAACGTGCGGAGAAGAAAACGCAATAATCGGGGAAGATACACCGTTTACAATGGCAGAAAGCGCGGTAACGGTGCAAGAGGACGTAACGGCAGCAGTTACGCAGTTAAAAATATGCGGCACAGATTACGCAAGAGAGGAGGGCTAAAATGTTAAAAGATCGGCTTATAGACTATACGGAAAGTATCGTAAAGCGTGCGACATATACCACTAACGGAAAAGTGAAAGAAGGAACCATAGGAAAGATAATAAAAGACACCGATAACATCACTTTTTATCTATACATTGATGATAACGAGCAGGGAAAAATCACAAATGCGAAATTATACGATGTAAACGGCGATTTATTGGAAAGCAAAGACTATAACACGCCAAAAGATACATTAGCAACCGCAACAATAGGCATCAGAATAACGATAAAACGCGAATAGGAGGAAAAAGATAAATGTATGATCTGATATTATGGAAAAACCGCCGTACTGAAAAAGCAAACACATACGCGGTAACACAGAACCCGGATAACACGATTACATTAACGCCGGTTCCGGGCGGGATTATCGAACCGGGTACGGGGTTTAATCAACAGAACATGAACCACATGGATAACGGCATAAACGAGGCTATGATTATTGCAAATATGGCGATCGTGCAGTTATTACAGCACCAAAGGGAATTAGAAAATACTTATTTCGAGGTTGGATCGGTGGAAGTAAAGAGCAAAGAAACGTACCCATTTAACACCGAGAAAGTAACAGTTGCATTAAAAGACGCACGCAATACATTAAATTATATTGTGTTGGCGTTTTGCGATAATTTGCAGCAGGGGCGCGCAATCAGAATTAAGGACAAGCAGTTAAACGGTTTTAAAATCGAGGTTGAGGACTGCCCGACGGAACCGGTAACGATAAAATATTTTATTTTTGGAGGTAAAATCTAATGGCAAAACCAACAATCAAAGTAGTTGAAAAAAACGAGGGGCGCAAAATCGGTTACGAATTGGAAGGTAGCACCCTATGGATCGGCGATGCGATCGCAATGAGATTACCGCGTTTGCAGACAGACGACACCGTTAAAAAAGACATTTGCGCCGATGCAGACGGCAATTTAGTTTTTGGATTGGGCGAAAATTACGTTGCACAGGTTGAAATCCCGCCAAAGGAATATGAGTACATCGAGGGAGAGACAGACGCAGAAGGAAAAAAGACCGTTGAAAGAGTGCAGAAAGATTTTGACATTTCAAAATGTACTTTAATATTATGGAGCATCGAGGAGGTATATATCAATGAGTAATTACGAAGATTTAAGAGGCGCAGCAGCAAACGAGGAAATTATTTTAGACGATCAAGGTATTCCTTCGGTAATGGTAAAAGTACCGCTTGTTTATTTGGACGAGTTAGGGATCGGATCGGCACACACGCCGCACCCGGCTTTTATCATCAACGATAAAGTGGTGCCGTATATTTATGTTTCAAAATATATCAACGTGATCAAGAATAACCGCGCGTACTCTATCCCAAATCAGGATCCTGCAAACTGCATTACTTTTGATCGTGCGGTTGAGGTTTGTTATAACAAGGGTGCAGGTTGGCATCTTATGACAGCGGCAGAGTGGGGGGTATTACACAACTTAATCACAGCACAGGGATTAGAGCCTAGAGGTAACACAAACAACGGCAGGCATCATGTAAAGACTTATGAGCATGGTGTATTAAGTCCGCAGAACCCGACAAATGTTTACAGAACATTAACCGGAACCGGCGGCAAGGCATGGGAGGCATTGGGCGTATGCGATATTGTGGGCGACGTTCATAAATGGGTTGTAGCGCGTTTAGTCGACGGCGAAATTCAGATTGTACCGAACAATAACGCAGCAATCCACAAAACAGATTTAGGCGCAAACAGCAAGGCATGGAAAGCGATCCTGCAGGACGGTTCATTAGTTGCACCGGGAACAAACGGCACATTAAAGTTTGACTATACCGGAAACCCTGCAAATGCTACAAGTGGTTTTCATATCACAACAACCGTAGAGCATAAGCAGACAGACGACGGCGCGGGATATGGCGCGAAAGATTTCGGAACATTGACAGCAAAAAGCGGCGTAACAATCCCGGATATTTTAAAAGCATTAGCGTTATTCCCTAACACAGATAAAACCGGCAGGGGCTTTATATATTTTCGTAACAACGGCGAACGGTTGCTGTTTCGTGGCGGTTCTTATGGTGATGGCGGTTACGCCGGGGAGGCTCGCGGCTCTTTCAACTCCCCGCGTTCTCTCTCCTATGTGTCTGTGGGGCTGTTTTCCGCTTATGTGGATCCTGCGCTTTATGCGTAATTCCTGCGGGTGTATGCGGCAGCATACGCCCTATTTCTGAAAATGACGAGGACATAAAACAAAATGCAAAGAAATTTCAGAGCGACAGCAAAACCACCCGAACCCAAAGACGATCTTTTGATTATGAAGAAAACAAGAGAAATGATCGCATACGGTCACGATTGCCTATATAACAAACAATTTCCGAGAAATCAGCGTATAGGAAACGCGATTGGTGCGCAGATTGAAAAGTCAATGTATGAAATATTAGAAGGTTTATCAGATGCAGCCAAGAAAGAACATAAGAAAACGGCATTAACGCAGGTTGATGCAAAAATCTATAATCTAAGGCAGCTTTTAATGATTGCCGTAGATCCAAAGATGAATACAAGGGGTGTTCTGATACCGCTTGACGATCAACGCAGGTGGTGCGAGAAGTTGGAGGAAATGGGTAAAATTTTAGGTAGTTGGCTTAATAAGCTAAAATAATAAATCAACTATGGGTAGTATGCCGTAACGGTTGCTTATTCGTGGCGGTAATTATGGTAATGGCGGTAACGCCGGGGAGGCTAACGGCAATTTCAACAACCCGCGTTCTATCTCCAATGTGAATGTGGGGCTGTTTTCCGCTTTTCTCAATTAGTCAGCATACGCCGCAACACGCGGGCGGCGTACCGTACAGAGAGAAGAAAAGGGGCATATTACCCTGCTTATAGCAATATGAGCAAAACAAAAATTTCCATGAATACGGTTAGTAACGCAAGCGAAGGGCGTAACGCATGGAGAAATTAAGGTCATAATGAAAAAATTTAACGTAACATATGAACAGATCGCAAGTTATAGTAACATCTATGCCGCCTATTTAGATGCACGAAAAGGGAAAAGCGAGCGCAACGAAATAATGCGGTTTTCTTTAGAACTTGACGCGCATTTAAACGATTTATACAACGACCTGCAGGAGGAGCGTTACAAAGTAAGCGGGTACAGAATTATTTATATTTATGTACCAAAGAAACGGCTTATTATGGCGTTACAATTTAGGGATCGTGTTTTACAATGGGCGGTTTATAGGCTACTCAATCCGCTATATGAGAAAACCTATATAAAAGATAGTTATGCTTGCATCAAAGAAAGAGGCAGAGAAAAAGCAGCCTCCCGGCTGCAATATTGGTTAAGGCAGACAGAAAGAAAGCCAAAACAATATTATTACTTGAAACTTGACATTTCAAAATTCTTTTACCGGGTAGATCACGAGGTTTTATTAAACATTTTGAAACGGCGCATAAAAGACGAGCGTTTAATAAAATTGTTTGATAAAATCATCAATTCAGAGAAAAGAGCCTTCGGGTTGCCGTTAGGTGTAGATCCTTGCGAGATAGATCCGCGCGAAATGCTTTTCGATAAAGGTATGCCGATCGGTAATTTAACAAGTCAGATGTTTGCAAATATCTATATGAATGAGTTAGATCAGTACCTAAAGCATGAATTACATTTAAAATATGTGATACGGTACGCAGACGATTGTATTATTTTACACGACAGCAAGGAGGAACTATGGCAGGTATTGGAGAAAGTTGAAACTTTCCTGCTTGAAAATCTGAAATTAAACCTAAATAACAAAACCGTCATAAGACCAACAACCTGCAATATTGATTTTGTGGGTTATATGATAAATAAAGATGAAATAAGGTTAAGATCCGCAACAGTAAAAAGAATGAGATCCCGCATAAAGTACATTGTAAAAGCATACGAGCGCGGCGAAATGACCTTGCAGGAAGTCAACGCAACCATGCAAAGCTATTTCGGTTTAATAAAACATTGCACAAATGAGGGATTAAGAGAGAACATTATCAACGGTTTTGTACTGCATTGCACAGATGCAGCGCGAGCCAAAGCAAGAGAAAGCCGATAAGGCTTTATTTTTTTGCGCAAAAGAAGGAGGCACACGATGAAAGAAATTTTTATTGCTGCAAAGGCAGCGGCAACACAGACACCAAGCGCGGCAGGGTTGAGCGTATCGGCAATTTTTACAGCGATCGCAGCGGCATTTGGAAAAATCCCGGTTATTTTAATTTTGTTCATGGCAGCGGTAGCACTTGACTATTTAACCGGGTGGATTAAAGCAAAGTATTTTTTAAAAGATTGGAACTCTAAAACCGGATTGCAGGGGATCATTAAAAAGTTAATGTATTTCGTTATGATTGGAACCGCCTTTTTAATCGGGTGGGGGATCCGCGAAATGGGCGGTAGCATCGGCATTAACTTAGATTTTGCAATGCTGATCGGTTGGTACGTTACCGCCGTAATGCTGATAAACGAATTTACGAGCATTTTAGAAAACCTTTATGTAATTATGCCGGAGAAGGTACCGGTATGGCTGATTAAGACATTAAAGGTTGCAGACAAACAGTTAGGCGACAAGATTAACGATCTTGTATGCAAAAATCAGAATTGCGACACCTGCGAATTAAGCGCGCGTTGCAATCTGAAAAAATACACACCAAACAAGGAGGAAAAATAACCATGACAACAGAACAGAAAACATTTATTGAGAACATTGCAGCGGCAGCAAGAAAGCACGCCGCAAATTATGGCATCGCTGTAATTAGTCCAATCATTGCGCAGGCGATTAACGAAAGCGGGTGGGGAAAGTCAACACTTGCAGCAAAGTACCATAATTATTTCGGTATGAAGTGCGGCAGCGCATGGAAGGGAAAATCTGTAAATATGTCAACGTGCGAGGAATACGAGGTAGGCGTATTAACGCAGATTAAAGACAATTTCAGAGTTTACGACAGCTTAGAGGAAGGCGTAAAGGGCTATTTTGATTTTATCAGCGCGAGCCGTTACGCGAATTTAAAAGGTGTTACAGATCCAAAAACATATATTGAGAACATCAAAGCAGACGGTTACGCAACAAGTTCACAGTATGTTAAAAACCTGCTTAATTTGGTAAGCGCGTACAATTTAACGCAGTATGATAACATCACAGCACAGCAGGGCAAAAAGAGCGTTGCAGAAATCGCGCAGGAAGTGATCGCCGGAGCGTGGGGCAATGGCACAGAAAGAAAAGAGAAGTTAGAGGCAGCAGGCTACAATTACGCCGAAGTGCAGGCAATCGTAAACGAGCGCGCCGGCAATAAGACAGAAAACAAGGTAGACAACAAAAAGAGCATCGCGGAAATTGCGCAGGAAGTTGTAGCCGGTAAGTGGGGGAACGGTTCAGAAAGAAAGCAGCGTTTAGAGGCTGAAGGTTACGACTATGCCGAAGTGCAGGCAACGGTAAATAACATCATGGGAAAATCGCAGCCAAACAAAAAGAATGTTGCAGAAATCGCAAACGAGGTAATTTCCGGTAAGTGGGGCAATGGATCAGAGAGAAAGGAAAAATTAGAGGCAGCAGGTTACAACTATGCCGAAGTGCAGGCAAAGGTCAATGAAATGTTGAGATAAGGAGGCAAACATGGCAGAAAATAACGCCACAGAGGCGCAGGAACCGATTAAAAAGGCAAAGGCATATAAAATTACCTCTAAAGCATTTGAAAAGCGCAGCGAGGCAGCAGGAGAGGCAGCAGAGGCAAAAATAAAAGGCATCGCGCCGGTGCTTGTCATTGAAGGGGGTATGTACAAGTTGTTTTATACGACGGAGCCAACAAAGGCAGCAGCGGAAAAACTGTTAAAAACAATTAAAGACGCAGGATTAAGTGCAGAAATTAAAGGGTTAGAGTAGTAACAACTTGTAAATGTATTTTGGGGCGTAGCGAAAGTTACGCCCCTTTATTTTTGTGCATAAAAAATATTGCGTAATATGTATTGACATATTGCGCAATATGTAATATAATTAAATCATCAAAGGAACGGAGGATTAAAAATGGTAGAAATAAAAGGATTTAACGAGGCATACAACAATATGTTGGAAATCGAGGCAATGAAGAAAATAAAAAAGCAGGCATTAAAAAGAAGAATTGCAGAATTAACCGAGCAGGGAATTGATAAAGAAACAGCTAAAGTAATGGCAGAATGTGGATTATAACAACAGCCGCCCGGTTGCCGGGGCGTAAAGTTCGACAACAGCGACCGGCACCGGCTAAACAATGCCGGGGCAACGCCAACGATGCAGATAACAATATTTCAATCACAGAAAGGTTAAAACGGTGGATAACATGAAAACATACGCAGAATTAGTAAAAGAGGCAATCAGAGAGGCACACGAAAAGGCAGAAAACGAATATAAAAAATTTGAGGTTGGCAGGACGTATGCAACAAGATCAATTTGTAATAGCGAATGTATGTTTAAAATAACAATAATTAAGCGCACCGAAAAAACCGTAACAATAGATAAGGGAAACGGAAAAACCAAGCGTTGTAAAATATATACAGATATGCGCAACGCAGAGGCGATATATCCATACGGTATTTATAGTATGTGTCCGATTATTGACGCATCAGAAAAAATAGCATAAAAAATTTAAAATATTGCGTAATATGTATTGACATATTGCGCAATATGCTATATAATATAATTGTAGCAAGGGAACAGCAGGAAGGAGCAATAAGAAATGGATAACGAAGAAATGAATTTAGCAGAACTTTTAAAACAGACGGCAGAGGAAAACCAAACAAGAAAGATTTTAGCAATCTTAGAAGAAAGCGAGAGTTTAGAAGATGCAAAAGAAAAAGTAAAAGCCCTACTTAATAAGTAGGGCGAAGGTACAAAGGGTTAGCACGAGGGGGCAGAAAACCGAAACAATTCCTGCCACCTGCCCCCAAGTGTTTTTATTATCATAGCAGGAAGATAGAAGAATTTCAAGAGGTAAAAAACGATGAAAGGAAAAAGCGGAGAATTTAACCAAATATCCTACCAAAACGAGTATATAAAAGAAAAGTACGACAGAATAAATTTAACGGTACCCAAAGGCAGGAAAGAGGAAATAAAAAAGAAAGCGGCAGCAGCAGGGCAAAGTGTGAATGAATATATAAATGCGCTTATTGATAACGACAAATGAAACAAGACAGCTTTTAAGGGCGGCAGGTAGATTATACCCGCCGCCCTTCGCCGCGCATTAAGGAGGCACGCATGAGAAGTTTTAAACATATATCATTTAACGATAGATTAAAAATAGAAGTATTGAGGAAAGCCGGGCATACACCTAAAGAAATAGCGGAAATACTGCATTTTCATATAAGCACAATATACAGAGAGTTAAAACGCGGACAATTCGAGGCGTTAAACTCTGATTTGACAACAGAAATAAGATATAGCCCGGATATTGCGCAGGAATACATGAACGGTGTTTTATCGGCAAAAGGCGCAGATTTAAAAATAGGAAACGAAAAAGAATTTGCGGATCGCATCGAGGAAATAATAATAAACGAAGGGTACAGCCCTGCGGCTGCATTGGCAAAAGCAAAAGAGGAAGGCATAGATTTTACAGTATGCGTAACGACATTATATAGTTATATAGATAAGGGAGTATTTTACAATTTAACATTAAAAAACCTGCCGGAAAAGCGCAAGGGAGAAAAGAAACATAAAAGAAAGACAACACAGAAAAGGGCGACCAAAGGCGAAAGCATCGAAAACAGACCGGAAGAAATAGACACAAGGGAAACCTTCGGACATTGGGAAATGGATACAGTAGTAGGCGCGCGGGGAGTGTCTAAAAAATCTTTATTGGTTTTAACAGAAAGAAAAACACGCAAAGAGATTATTTTTTTACTTAAAGAGCATACGGCGGCAGCAGTCGTAAAAGCATTAGACAGATTAGAAAGAAAAACCGGGGCAGCGTTCAGAAAGATTTTTAAAACTATAACGGTTGATAATGGATCAGAGTTTGCAGATTGGCAAGGAATGGAAAAATCAAAGAGAAACAAAAAGAATAGAACAAAGGTTTATTACTGCCACCCATATAGCAGTTGGGAACGTGGCAGCAACGAGAACCAAAACAAATTAGTACGCCGCCACATTCCAAAAGGTGTAAATTTTGACGATAAAACGCAGGGCGATATAGATAATATAGCGGAGTGGATCAATAATTACCCGCGCCGCCTATTCGAGTATCAATCGGCAGAAAAATTATATAATGATGAATTAAAGAAAATTGCAGCTTAAAAGAACATCTAAGAAGGCGGCGGTATTCGTGCGCCCATTTTTAAATACACATAACAGCATATCAAGAGCCGGATCCGACACCAACACCCATTAAAAACATATAATTATACAATATGCACAAATAAAGTTACTTTGATATGTGCATATTGCTAAATGTGAAAAAACATGAAAAAACTTTCGCATTAAATGTTGACATTTTCAAATGGGGATTTACACGAGAAATCTGCTTGACAACAAAAGACCCGGGTAATATAATATATAAGTCTGTGATAGTATGTAAATGCGAGCCAAAAGCCCCGGCGAGCATTTAAACTATATAGAAAAGCAGAGCAGGAAAGAGCAGCGTCCGGACATACGAGGCTTGAAACTGTTCGCATTTTATTGATTTGAATATCTATCAAGGAGGAAAACCCATGAAAACATTTATGGCAAGTCCTGCTACCATCGACAGAAAGTGGTATGTAGTAGACGCTGAAGGCAAGACATTAGGACGTTTAGCATCAGAAGTTGCTAAAGTATTAAGAGGAAAGAATAAACCAATCTTCACACCACACATTGATACCGGTGATTATGTAATCGTTGTGAACGCTGAGAAGATCAAAGTAACTGGTAAGAAGTTAGATCAGAAGGTATACTACCGTCATTCAGGATACGTTGGAGGAATCAAGGAGACAACTCTTAAGGAAATGCTCAACAAGCATCCGGAGCGTGTCATCGAGTTCGCTGTTAAGGGAATGCTTCCAAAGGGACCTTTAGGACGTCAGATGTACACAAAGTTATTTGTATACGCAGGACCAGATCACAAGCATGCAGCTCAGAAGCCAGAAGCTTTAACATTCTAATCAGAGGAGGTAAACAACATTGGCTAATACAAAGTATTACGGAACAGGAAGAAGAAAATCATCTGTTGCCAGAGTTTATTTAGTACCTGGAACAGGAAAGATCACAATCAATAAAAGAGATATTGACGAGTACTTAGGTCTTGAGACTTTAAAGGTAATCGTTCGTCAGCCATTAGTAGCAACTGAGACAGTTGACAAGTTTGACGTTTTAGTAAACGTAAAGGGCGGCGGATACTCAGGACAGGCTGGTGCCATCCGTCATGGTATCTCCCGTGCACTCCTTCAGGTAGATAACGAGTACAGACCTACTCTTAAGGCTGCTGGATTCTTAACAAGAGATCCACGTATGAAAGAGCGTAAGAAATACGGTCTCAAAGCAGCTCGTCGTGCACCACAGTTCTCAAAGAGATAATTCAACCGAATATCGAAAAAGAGCAACAAACCCCGAAAATCCAGTATTTTCGGGGTTTTCTTTATATTCTGAAAATCTATCAGACACCCTCAAAACACACGAAAATGTTCCGGTAACTAACAGGTAACACACAGGTAACTAACACGAAAACAGGTGTCTTGTGCAATACTTTTGAAATCTTGTGCAAGACACATTTTTGCATGAAAAAAGGGCGATTCAATCACCCTTTTCTTTGCAGTATTCAATGATACATGACCGGACATCTTTTTTCGTCCGGCAGTGACAGGAATGACCGTCCTTGAATATGATGTCATATCCGTCGTGCATGTTTCCAGTGATTCCGGAAATCATTTCCCTGTTCTTTTCTGCGACCTGCATCGTGTCGAACATTCCGCACTGGTCTTTTCTGACAAGGTCTTGAATGTATGCGTTGATAGACATTCCCTTGTCTGCTGCGAGCGTCCGGATAATATCTTTCATTCCTTTAGGAACTGCGAGGTTTATTCGTTCATAATGCTCTTTATAAAAATTATTTTTGTATTCTGTTCTGTTCATGACATTGCCCTCCATCAAATCAAATTGATTGCCTCAAGTTTGGTCGGGAGTTCAATGTGGGTGTAGACGTTTTCGGTCACACCCTGTCCTTTATGCCCGACAATTTTCTTGATGAATCTCTCGTCAACTTCCTTTTCGGTGAGGAGAGAGATGCAGGTGTGCCTTGTATCATGTGGGCGGTGTCCGTCATAGACAGGTTCTTTTTTTGTTTCATCAATGACAAATTTCCCGAAACCGAACTCAAGCATCAGAGGAATCCAGTAGGAATCATAATAATTCCGGTACTGAAAAGGTTCGTCGTCGGGTGTACAAATCAGATGGTCACATTTCCGGTTCATCCAGTATTCAAAGAACGGTACAATCTTTTCGGCAATGGGAACTTCTCTGATTCCTGCCTCTGTTTTGGATTCTTTCACATAGAACCATCGTTCATCAAGATGGATGTCCTTTTTCTCAAGGTCGAGGAGTTCCCCGATACGGACACCGGAATAAATCATAATAAGAATGACGGTTACATATATGTTTGAATCCTTGCATTTCCACAGAATAGAAATCTCTTTCTTTGAAAAAGGTTTCCGGTTGTATGCGTTCGGATTTCCCGCCTTGCTTATATCGACGTATCTGACCATGTCTCTTTTATCTTGAGACACAATCTCGTGAATGACAGCATAGTCATACATGAGACCCCACAGGATTTTCAAGGTTTTAAGTGTGGGAGTGTTTTTGCCGGAGCTATCGACGACACTTTGCAGGTGATCCAGTTTGATGTCAACAAATCTCATTTTCCACAGGGGTTTCGATGTGTTAAAAGCAGCCTTATAACCATTCGTGTCCTTGATTTTTTCAAAATGGATTTCTGACCAATTCTCATACACTTCCTCGAAAGTAATAGTTGCATGGTGCAAATCAAAGGGGTCTTTGTTATATTCCGCTAATGCGGTGAGAGCCTCTTTGCGTGTCGGGTAATATCCGACGGTTATATATAATTGTTTTGATTTTCCGGTTATAGGGTCAATTTCCCACCCTTTTGTCTTTTTTGCTACATAGGGATTTCGTCGGTTTCCGGATAATTTATAGACCGACCCGAACCCGTTCGGTAGTTTCATTCAATCACCATCCTAAAAAAGAGTATAAAAAATAAAACCAGTGCAAAAAGCACGGTTTTATGGTAGAATGAAACAGGATTCGGATTCTATCAAAATGCTTTTTGCAGGGCATGAGATAAGAGATTCCACAAAGGCGATTCGTGTTGCAGCACGGGTCGTCTTTTTATGTGCAAATCTATTTTTCAGAGCGTTCTTTCACAATTTTCCGATACTTGCAACCGATGGCAAAACAGCTGACACCCAACAGGATGGCAGCAACACCGCCAACAGGAACAGCAAGCAGCAGGAGCAATCCCAAAAGCACAAGCACAACAGCGAGAACCATGAGGATAATTCCGCAGACATTATATGTCCGGTCGGAATATTCCTTTTTCACTGGAGCAGGTGCGTCATAGGATGCGGATGTGTGTCCGTTTCCGGATGATGCACTTTTCATCACATCAGAGACCCCGACGGTCGTTCGACTATACACTGCATTATAAGCAGCCTTTTTCGGGTCATTCACAATCCCCATTCCCTTTTTACCATAAAGAGGATTCACAGCCTTTTTGACCTGCCTCTTTACTTTTCCGGTAGTCCTTGCCTTTATGCTCTTTTTGACATTCGGTTTTCTGACACCGTATTTCATGCAAAACACCTCCATTCTTTAGAACAAACCTATCACCTTGTACACTTTTCCTTGCGAAAGGAGGTGAGCAGGATGAAAGTTTTGTTATGGGAAACAAGAACCTCAAAAGGGTTCACGTTGATGGAGTTGGCGAAGAAATCCGGAATCGGAAAATCGACGCTCAACAACATCGAAAACGGTAAGGTGTCACCGACATTGTTTCAACTCGAAACGATAGCGATTGCACTGGGGGTCAAAATCACCGACCTGTTTGAATCCGAATACAAATAATTGTATCACATGACATGTTCCGTGAGTGGGAACGGGAGACGATTTCCACAATTATGGAAATGAACTCCGATATTTCCACAATCATGGAAATATGTGATATGATGTGTTTCGGAAAGGGGTGGTGTTCCCTTGCATTACAAAGAGACTATCATTGAGTTAGTCGGTAAGATACAAAGCGAAAAAGTCCTCAAGAGGATATATAAATTCGTTTTATATCTGTACACCCACGAGACTGGCAGTTGAAAAAGACTGTCAGTCTTTTTTTATTTCACGCAGGTATTTCATCGAATCGTCCTCCGACAAGATTTTGCGTCCGAGCAAATAACCGGAAAGACTACACAAACGATGAACCTGTTCCTCGTCATCAAGCATGTTAAACATTTCAAGCAAAATCAACTCTCGACGAGTGAGAGAATATAATTCAGATGCTTTTTTCATCATTTCTCCTCTCTCAATGAAATGTAATAATCAACAAGTCTGTCAAATGCCTTGATGTCATCATCCGAGGCATACAAGAGCATTTTTATCATATTTTTGCGGGTCTCATTTTCACCCGCCATGATGCGGTCGATTCTTTCAAAAAAGTCATCGTCGGTCTCGACGAACATTTCTCCCTCTCCAGTGGTCAACCACATATAATCAACACCGAACTCTCGACAGATAGATTTTGTCATCTGTTCGGTGAGGTTGCGGTTTCCATTTTCAATGTTCGACATTGAACCTCTTGTCACACCAATACGCTCACCGAATTTTTCAAGAGTAAGGTTGAGCGTCTTTCGGACTTCTTTCACACGCTCATTTTCTGTCATGCAAAATCACCTCCTTTTCAATGAATGATAACACTCGTCAAAATAAAAAGCAATAGAAAAGTATTCAAAGAATACAAAAAACTGTTGACAAAGTTGTCAAAGACGAATATTATGTATTCAAGGACAACAGAAAGCAGGAAAGAACGGGTGAAGCGATAGGGCTACACGCAAGTGACATGGTGGTCAGGCTGCCGGATAGCAGATAGAGCGTGTGAAGAATAAACATGACCCGTCAAAGTAGTTGAAGAAAACAGGAACGGTAGGGCAAGAAAGCACAGTGTACCGCACTATTTGAAGAAAGCGGACAGGCTGAACCAATCAGCACTTTACCCCTATTCCAAGAAACCGTTAAGTGGAAGAATCAACCGAGCGAGAGGACACAGCACTGTTGCCCTTTTATAAGAATAGGAGGAATGGAAATGGAAAAAGAAAGATACTTGAAATATGTGAAAATCTGCGAGAGAGCAGAAAGAATGAAAATTGATACAGGTGATCGCATGGGAGCACTAATGGACATCGAGAGTGCAGACAAGAAATTCAACATGAGACTGGATGACTGGTTGCAAGCAGATGATTTCAATTTCACACATGACTATTGTGGTATTCAAAACAATATAAAACGAGGAAAGTTTCCGGCAACGGATTTCGGATTTTTTCTCCCAAGATTCGCAGGTACACACTAAAAGCCGAAACGGGGCAGCAGTCACCCCGTCAGCGTCCGGATGGCGACCGACGCTCTGACGATGGCAAGCCGAAAGACAGCGTCGGAATACCGTGAGAAACATGGCAGCGGGTGAACTTGCTAAAAGGTTCATAGTTGGATGACAGGTTTTCGGTGACTTTTTAAGGCGAAAAGACACAACACGGTAAATTCAGCCGGAACAGAGGCGAGGTCATGAACAGACCGAGAGAGCCTCCACAGGAGGAAACAGGATGCAGGAAATGAAATATTTCAACGAGGGAAATGATTGCGACATCTGCAAAAACCAACTCATGACAGGACGAGACGGAACGGTCGAGGATTGCAGGAGGAGACAGAACGGGTTGTCATGCAGATTCGAGGAGCGTGACATTCGGACATGTCCGGTGTGCGAACATGAGGTTGATCGTGAGGATATGTATTTCACAAAGGATTGTCATGGAATCCCGTTCAGACTGGTGTGTGACAGATGCTATCAGAGAATCATGTCAAAAGGATATGACGGGGAATATTACACAGAGGCAGACGAACAGATTGAGGAGGACTATTGAGAGCCGAAACGGGCAGCAGTCGCCCGTCTGTGTGGGATGACCGCCCACGCATTGACAAGGCAGGTCAGAACAGGAGGTCAGACGGATGGAAGTCGGACGTATATTGCCAACCGAGGCAGCAGTCATATTGAATGTATCACCGCAATTCATCCGAATAGCGATGCAGCAAGGGAAACTCCCTATCGGAACAGCGGTGCAGATGTCATCAATATGGACTTATCACATTTCGGAGAAACTGCTTGCAGATTATTCCGGAAAAGACATACAGGCAGAACTTGAGAGAATCAGAGGAAAGAGAGGAGCGTGACATATATGTCAAAGGATGAAAGAAAAGAAATGATTGAGAATATCGCAGAGCGGTTCACACAGATGGACGACGTTGACAAGTCCTATATTGCCGGATATATGGCAGGAAAGCAGGAGGAACGTCAGAAGTGGGAGCAGCAGGGAAAGACAGCGGTTGCAACAGCGTGAGGATGACTTGTGTTTGATACGGAGGGGGCGATTTACGAGGAATACACATAAAAAATGAATATGCAGAGCATGAGAAAAAAGAGCAAAAAGAAAGGAGACCGTTGCAGCGGTCTCCCGTTTAGCAGTCTGTGTCAGACGCTTAAAACCTAAAAATATTATAGCAAATCTGACACCATATTGCAAGCATGAAAAAGCGGGGGAAACCCCGTGATTCAAAGGGTTTCAGACCCTTTTGACGACCTTGTGATGGATAGTAACAAGTCGTTGAAAAGTATATATAAGGGCAGCAGGAGGAACGGTGTCAGAATGGCAAAGAGAAAGAAAGGGATGACGTTCATCCCGTATGACTATGAGGCAGCATACAACAAGAGCCTTGAGGATATGCACGAGTTCTTTGTTGAGCAGATGTTCAAGCATGGGAAAAAGGTTGTATATGCACTCAAGGAGATACGAGCAGGAGACCAGTTCGAGGTTGAGATATATCCACAGTTCAAGAAAATGGATGAAGTACCTCCGGGGGGTCGGAGTATCAAAAAGGACAACGACAAGGCTCAAAGGAATCTGAATGACAAGAACGCAAGGAAATATGTGGAGCGTCTTATCAATGAGAATTTCACGGACAGGGATTTGTGGCTCACGTTTACATACGACAATGAGCATCTCCCTCCGGACGGAGACATCGACGCAGCAATCAAGAACGTGCAGAAATTCATCCGACGGGTGAATTATCAGAGAAAGAAAAGGGGTCTCCCGAACGCAAGATATGTCTATGTGACCGCCTACAATCCGACAGAGGAAATCCGGTGGCATCATCACATTGTCATGGATGGCGACATGGACATGGATGTGGTTGAGGGATGTTGGAAACAGAGCAGCAGGAACGAGGTTCGGAGGCTGCAAAAGGACGAGAACGGTTTGACAGGAATGGCAAAGTATATCGTCGAGGAAAAGAACAGGGTGAAATCGGAGAAACGGTGGAACTCCTCACAGGGATTGAGAGACCCCGACATCAAGGTGGTTCATTCCAAGAGACCGACAGCAAAAGCCGGAGGATATAAGAAAATCGGAACATACGTCGAAACCATGAGAAAAGGACATGAGCAGGTTCGTGAGCAGATGTTGAAATGGTATCCGGATTTTGATTTTACGGATGCGGGAATCTATTACAACGATTTCAACTCAATGTTCTACATACGGGCGAGAATGAGGAAACGGAGGCAGCAATGAAAGTAAAAAGAAAGAGAAGAATGAGCAGGAGGAGACGGGAACGGACATATATTGCGGTGATGGTATTACTGGCGATCGCTGTGAGCATAGGTCTGACACGCTCTGTCATGCGAGATGACAAGGAATTTGAGGAGTATGAGCAGCAGTCGCAGGAGTTCAATGCACGGATGCAGAGAATCGACGAGAAAAGAGAGGCATCCGGACAAAATGCAATGCTTGAGCAGGTGCGAACATGGCAGCAGGAGCAGGACACAGAACCGGACAAGTATGCAGTATTTGACACCATGTCGGCAGACTGGGGAGGCGAGGAGGATGGATTCGTGCTCTATGAGATACCGGAGGAATACAGTCGGACAGGTGGCTATTTTCCGGAAAAGATGCAGGTATATACATATTGCGTCTGCAAGCAGTACGGGGTCAGATATGACCTTGTGGTCGCTCTGATTGAGAAAGAATCCGGATATAAATTCGACAAGGTTGGTGATGATGGTCATTCTATCGGGTACATGCAGATATATGAGGAGTGCCACAGAGACAGGATGGAGCGTCTGAACGTCACAGACCTCACGAACCCATATCAGAACGTACTCGTCGGGATTGATTACCTGTCGGAACTGATTGAGAGATACGGAACGATTCAAGATGCACTTGCAGCGTATAACTACGGGGAGCAGGGAGCAAAACAACATCTATGGAAAAACGGAATCTATGTGTATGAGTACAATCAGACCATCATGAGCCGGATGAAAGAAATCGAGGAGGAACTGGAGCAAGATGCAGGTGATTGAGAGGATTCTGCACATGTTGAGGGTCAAGGATTGCAGACATGTGTGTCTGTCCTGCGAATATTATGACATGTGCAAGCAGGAGATAGGCAGCAGGAAAGAGGTGAAAGAGAATGAACATGAGATATGCAATGAGAAGTGAGGACACGGAGCAAATCAATGTCGTGTCATGGGCGAACTGGAACATGAACCGCTATCCGGAATTGAAATGGCTGCACCATGTACCGAACGGAGGCAGCAGGAACAAGCAGGAGGCGGTGAAACTCAAACAGATGGGTGTCAAGGCGGGAGTGAGCGACCTTTGCTTGCCATATCCGAAAGGAATTTATTGCGGACTATACATCGAGATGAAGTTCGGAGACAACAGGCAGCAGGTATCACAGAAAGAGTTCCTCAAAGACATGGCAGAGGCAGGTCATTTCGTGGCGACCTGCTACTCCGCAGAGGAGGCAATCGAGGTCATCAAGAAATATTTATCTCTCAATAGTTGGAGGATGAACGATGTCATGATTGTGATGGGGCGAGCGAGTGGAAAGCAGGACGCAATCGAAAAGATGGTCATGGATATACCGAACAACAGCATCCTCAAGAACGGGGAAATCAAAGAGAGCAAACCGAGAAAGAAATGAGGAGGTGCAGCAGGATGACGGTCAAGGATATTATGACGTTGCTTGAAAGTCCGGACAGGGTTCGGGTCATCAAGGACGGTGAGGAGATATACAACCAGTATTTCGCAAACATGGAGGTTGACAAGGACATCGTCGAACAGATAGGAGATGCAGAGGTCAAGAGATTTCGAGCAATTCCGGAGATCACTCACAGGAAATACAAGGAACGGGGTCTCATTGCACCGATGAAACCGGAGGAAACACCGGACTATTCTTTCAGAGATTTGCAGTTGTGTATATACCACACAATAACGATATAGCGGGGAGGTGAGGACATGAGGAAAATCATCATTGTGGCAGCAGTCGTCGTCATAGCACTGGGAGCAGGGTTCACATATACACTCTACAAGGTGGGCGAGGGGATGCACCTGCACCGCTGCGGATGGAGACAGCCGGACGACAGAGGATTCATGTAACAGGTAACAAGAGGATAACAGGAGGAACAGAAAAAATGAGAATTATTGCAGTTATGTCACCGAAAGGTGGAATCGGAAAGACAACGACATCGGATGCAATCGCCTACATGTTGGGGGAGGAGCAGGAGAAACGTGTTCTCATTCTCGACGGAGACCCGCAGGGCGATACATCAAAGACATTTGAGGCATACGAGCCGGAGGGAACAGGAATGAGTGAACTGCTTGAGCGTCATGTGAGTGTGGGCGGGTCATACCGGACAACGGACTTGATAAGACCCACACAGTACAGTCACATTGATATCATTCCTGCAAACGGGTATCTCATGCAGACAGACATGAAACTGCTGCTCAAGCAGGAGGCAAATCAAGTCACGAGGCTGCGGGATGCACTGGAGGAAATATCCGAGGCATACGACTATTGCATTTGTGATTGTGGTCGTCTGCTTGATATGGTGGTCATCAACATTCTACTGGCAGCGGAACTCGTCATCGCACCCGTAAAGGTCGGAGGATATGAAAACGAGGCGATTCACAATTTGCAGGAGCAGGTTGACGACCTGCGGGAAATCAATCCGGAACTCCGAATCAAAGGTCTTGTGACCATGAGACAGAAAAACAAGACATCACTGGATTTCGAGGAGTGGATGAAAACCAGTTCCGGATTTGACATGTTCGTCACACCGATTCGTCGGTCGATTGTAGCGGAAAAGGCATCCATGAGAATGGCAGTCCTCCCGCAGTTTTCAAAGAACTGCATCGTGTCACAGGACTATCGCAATGTGGTTCATGAATTACTCAAGGAGATGGAGGGGTGAGCGTGGGAAAGAGAAAAATCACATGCAACAACAGCTCATGCAAACATCACACTAATGGAGGATGCGACACCTGCATAACACTTGACGGTTCGGGAAAGTGCAAATCGTTTGAAAAAGGTTTTGCATATTACTTTCACATTGTATGGGATGCACTGGACAATAAAAATTTCATTGACATGGTCGAGATTCGCATGAATCCAGATTTGAAAACGGGATTGTTTTATGTGATGGAGTGCTACGATTTGGGATTCAGTGAGATGGAATGGGGAACGTGCCGGATGGTCATGCTCAAGGACGGGAAAGAGGGAAAACCTCTGAAATACGAGGAAATCATTGAGCGTGAGATGAACATGGAAAAGTTTTCAAAGCATCTTGAAAATTTCAACAATGGAATAATGCCACAGATGCAGCAGGAGCAGGACGCAGCAGGGCAGCAGGACAAGGAGGAAAAAGAGTTCGGGTGGTTGTCTCCGACAGGAGTTTTCACTGAATCACCGTTCGGAACTCATGAGGAATCAGCAGAACAAATCTGTGAGGAAAAAGGGTTCACGGAGGAATATTGGAACTGGGTGAAAGAAAATAGAGGCAATGAAATTAACCATCTCATGAGAGATTTTCTATCAGAGGTAAAGGGATATTGCTTGATTCACAATCCATCCGGATATACCGGATACATAGTGACAAACATGAAAAATCTGACAAAGCAACAGAAAGAGTTTTTATACGGTTATTTCATGGATATGGGAGACCGATTCAAAGCGGAACAATTCGTTGATTTTGATTAGAGAGGAGATTTGAACATGAGCGGTTTTTGTAGATGGTACGGAAAAGACATGGAGGATGTGACGGAACACGAACAGGAACAGTGCGAGGAGAACGGTCAAGACTGTCGTGAATGTCCGGATTTAGTGATAAAGGAACAGGAGGCAGCAGGACATGAACGATACAATACAGATTCTTGAATTATTCGGGGGAATTGGTTCGCCTCGATGTGCCTTGAGAAATTTGAACATCCCAACAAAAGCAATCGACTATGTGGAGATCAATGAAAAAGCAGTCCGGTCATACAATTCGATGTTCCGTGAGGAATTAGAATATAAAACACAGACGGTCGTCGGATGGAATCTGAAACCGGATATTTTGATTCATGGTTCACCTTGTCAAGACATGAGCATCGCAGGACATCAAGGGAAAGCGACAGGAGACGGAAGAATCAACAGAGGGAAAGGTTCAGACGAGGGGAGCGGAACACGTTCCTCTCTCATGTGGGAGACAATACATATCATTGAGAATATGGGAGAATGGCGACCTCGTTATGTGATATGGGAAAACGTGAAGAATGTGAAATCAAAGTACATGAGACCGAATTTCGACAGATACATGGTCGAGATGGAAAAACTGGGGTACACAAATAATTATGCGGTTTTAGATGCAAGAGAGTTCGGATTGCCACAGGCGAGAGAAAGAGTGTTCACGGTTTCTGTTCTGAATGGTGAAAAATTTGAGTTCGATGACCTCATAAGGACACCGATGCGAAACCTGCAAGAGTTCCTTGAGGATGACGTTCCGGACATCTACGATGTGACACAACCGTCCGTCCTTGCATGTATCGGAGGAAAAGGAATCCGGAGAGCAACGGTCATCAAAGATTGTGCATATACAATCACAACAAGGCAAGACCGGACACCTGCACAGGTCATCGACCGAGGAGATGGACGGTATCGGTATTTGACAGAGCGTGAGTGTTGGAGATTGATGGGATATTCAGACGAGGATTTTGACAGGGCGAAAGCAGTTCAAGAGAGAAACGGGAAATATTACAAGGCTTTATATGACCAAGCAGGGAACAGCATTGCAGTTCCGATATTTGAGAGCATATTCAGAAAGATAATTTTGCAGGAGGTCGCATGAGAGCGACAGAAAGAGAGGATTGAACATGGGAAACATCATCAACACAGCACCGTGTCGATTCTGCGGACAGATGGTGCAGATTGACAGCGAGGAGAAATTGACACAGCCACAGGCAGAGGAACAGGCGACAATGTCCTGCACATGCGAACAGGCGGTTGAGTATCAGAAAGAGAAACAGAGGAAAGAAAAGGCGATGCAGAACGTCGCTGCATTGTTCGGAGAGGCAGCAGCACCGGAAAAGAGATGCAGTGAGGGCATCGTGAATATTCTCAAGGCAGCAGTTGAGGAGATATACACCGGAGGACTGGCAAAGGTCACTCTGAACCTCCGAGGTGGGGTCAAAGCATCTATATCACAGAATAGCAAAGGCGAGATAAACGTCGAGCGTACAGAGACCAAAAAGCAGAAATTAACAGAATAGGGGAGCGGGTGCGTGTGACCGAAAGAGAGATATGCGGGTCATTCCGGAGAGCAGAGAATCAAAAGCAACAGATTCAGATTTTGACGGAACTGACCTGCAAGAGTAAATATCAGATAATCGGTATATTGCTGCGGAATGGCGAGAAAGTACCGAAAAGCGTTGAAAACCAGTTATACAAGAGACTGGACGCACTCGACGCACAGATTTTCGAGTGTGAAATGGAATACAAAGAAATTGTGACCGCACTGACGGGAGAAAACAGGAGGAAAGAACATGGCAACAGGATTCAGCGTCATGGACGCACTGAACAAGAATAGTAAGGCAGGAGTTGACGAATCACCGAGAGCGAGATTCCGGACAAAGGACATTTCAATTTTCAAGATGTACCGGAACAAACTCAATTTCTACGATTTGGCAGATATTGAGGAACTGGCAGGAGACATCCTCATGTATGGTCTCAAACAGAATCTTGAGGTTGTATTTGAGCCGAATGAGCAGGGTGAATATAGAATCGTCGCAGGTGAGAGACGGTGGCTTGCACTCAAGCACCTTGTCGAGCAGGGATATAAAGATTTTGAGATTGCGACCTGCAAACTGACCACACCGCAGGACGAGGACGAGGAGCAGGTGGAAATCATCATCGCAAACGCATACCGGACAAAGTCTCTCAAGGATGTCATCGAGGAGGAACAGCGTCTCAAAGCGTGTCTTGAGCGTATGAAAACGGATGGAAAGAAAATCAAAGGATATGACCTCCAGTCCGGTCGCCTCCGTGATGTCATCGCCTCAATGCTCAAGATGTCAAAGACCAAGATCGCACAGATTGAGAGCGTCAACAACAATCTGATTCCGGAGTTTCGAGAGGAACTCAACAACGAGCGTCTCACATTCTCCGCAGCGTATGAGTTGAGTGGGATGTCTCCGGAGATGCAGCAGGAGGCACTTGCAAAGTACAAGGAAAACGGAGAATTGTCCTATACGGAAATTAAGGACATGAAATCACCGCAGAAACCGGAACAGGAGCAGGATGCAGCAGGGCAGCAGGACACCGTGTCAGATTCAGACACAGCAGGGCAGCAGTCATCCGAAAACAGCATGAATCCTCCGGAGAAAAAGAAAGCGGGCGACGATTATGAGACACCGCATCCGGAGGGAATCACATCAATCTGTTAT